TCAAAAACATAATCCATCAGATACACAATTTCAATTTCAAAATAATAACACTACAAATGTGTTTTACCAAATTGAAAAAAACGGTGTTAAAGTAGATAAAAATTGCTTTGTTAATTTCTATAAAGATAAATTACAATACCCAGAATTTAACCTATATAAAGGTAAAGTATATACTCAATACAATTTATATACTACAACCTCACGCCCATCTAATACATTTAATAATATTAATTATGCTGCATTAAATAAAGATAATGGTGAGCGTGAGTGTTATAAACCAATAAACGATAAATTTATTGAATTAGATTTTCAGGGTTATCACCCACGTTTAATTGGTAATATGATTGGGTTTGAATTTCCTAAAGATCAAAACACATATGAATATTTAAGCGGATTGCTGGGTGTAAGTGCACAAGAGACTAAAGAATTAACGTTTAAGCAATTATATGGTGGTGTATGGAACGAATATCGCGATAAGCCATTCTTTAAAGAGGTAGCAGTATTTACAGATGAACTGTGGAATGACTTTAAAGGTAGTGGCTATGTAACAACTAAAAATAAACTATTTAAAAAAGGGAAAATACAGGATATGACACCTGCTAAATTATTAAATTACGTCGTTCAAAGCGCAGAAACAGCAACAAATACTATATTTTTAAATAATATATTAAATAAATTAGAAAATAAAAAAACTAAACTAGTTCTATATACTTATGATGCATTTTTATTTGATTATGCTAAAGAAGATGGAAATATATTACAAGAAATTGTAAATATACTTGAATATCCCGTTAGTATTAAACAAGGTAACACATATCATGGTTTAAAAAAAACATAAATATTTATGATGGATAATATATTTTACGATTTGAATAAACTATTCTGTACATTTATTTCAAAGGACGAAATAGAGTCGGCAATCACCACAATTAATCGTCGCTACTCAATATTGTATAACAAGATATTCATTCTTGAGTCACCTCAAAGTGAAGAACTTATGTGTACATATAATATTGATATGGGTAATATGTCTGATGCACCGCTTCCTAACACAATATTGTTACATCGTAAAAAAGAAAGCAACACGTTATATACTATCAATGCTTTAAATACATTAATTAAAAAATTAAATAACGGGGTATTAGATACTAAATTTATTGTTAATTGGTACGACTATAAAAATAGCATACTGCTAACTAACAGCTCTGAACTGCGCAAATTAGATACAGCAATCCACAAGATCATAGATTTGTCTGTTAGATAATTTGGTAGTTTAAAGATTAGATTGTATATTTAATTATAAAATAAAACAGTTATGGATTTAAATTTGGCTAAGCAGAAGTTGGCCGCTTCTCAAAACAAGGGAAATCAAACCCGTGAAAAAATTGACTACACTAAAATTTTCTTTAAACCAAAACCAGGTAAGTACCAAGTACGTATCCTACCTAACAAGTACGATAAAGCATGGCCTATTCGTGAGGTACAATTCCACTATGGATTTGCTAAGGGTCCAATTTTAGCTCTATCTAATTGGGGTGAAGCTGATCCTATTGCTGACTTTGCAAAACAATTGCGTAAATCAGTTGATAAGGAAGATTGGCAATTAGCTAAAAAAATTGAACCTAAATCTCGTTTTTTTGCTGCTGTAATAGTACGTGGCGAAGAACATTTAGGAGCTCGTTTATGGGAATTTGGTAAATTAACTAATGATCAATTAGTAGGAATTGCTGCTGATGATGATTATGGTGATTTTACTGATATCACAGACGGTAGAGACTTTACCATTGAGGCTACTGAAGATGTAATTGCTGGTAGAAAAGGTATTAAATGTAATTTACGTGTTAAACCTAAAGTATCTTCTATTTCAGAAGATGCTGCTCTCGTAGAGAAATTACTTAACGAACAACCTGACATTTTAGGTATCAATCGTAAGTACACTTACGATGCATTAAAGGACATCTTATCTAAGTGGTTAAACCCTGAAGATGAAGCTGCTACTGAATCTCCAATCGCATCAAAAGATGAAGATGAGGAGGATGATTTTTTAAATGAAATAAACAAACCAGTAGCCCCAGCTTACACTTTAGAAAATAACGCTGCTAAAACTAGCAACGCTGATAAATTTGACAACTTATTTAATGATTAATTATGACTAAGAAAGACAGTAGTTTAACCTCAGTTGTATCTGAGTCACTGAAAAAGTCCTTTGATATTGATGCTTTCAAGAAATCTAAATTTTTAGATCAATCTGTAAAGTTTAAACCTCAAAAGTGGATTCCACTTTCAAAAGCATTTCAGGATGTATTGTCTATGCCAGGTATTCCAATGGGCCACATAACACTGTTACGTGGTCACACGGACACTGGTAAAACAACAGCAATGCTTGAGGCAGCAGTAGCAGCTCAAAAAATGGGTGTATTACCTATTTTTATTGTTACTGAGATGAAATGGAATTGGGAGCATGCTCAACAAATGGGATTTGAAATGGATCCTGTAGTTGATAAGGAAACAGGTGAAATCATAGATTACAAAGGTTTCTTTATTTATGTAGATAGAGGATCGCTTAATACAATTGAAGACGTAGCAGCATTTATAGCTGATTTACTTAACGAGCAAGCAAAAGGTAAATTACCATTTGATTTATTATTTTTATGGGATTCAGTTGGTTCAGTGCCATGTCGTTTATCTATTGAATCAAATAAAAATAACAACGAATGGAATGCTGGAGCTATGTCTCAACAATTTGGTAATTTTGTTAATCAGAAGATTATTTTATCACGTAAAGAAAATCAACCGTACACTAATACACTAGTTGCTGTAAATAAAGTTTGGGTTGCTAAACCAAACACCCCAATGGAAATGCCTAAATTAAAAAATAAGGGTGGTGATACTATGGTTTTTGATTCTTCATTTGTAATTACGTTTGGTAACGTAACTAATAGTGGTACAAGTAAGATTAAAGCAACTAAAAACGGTAAAGACGTTGAATTTGCTAAACGTACTAAAATATCTGCTGATAAAAACCACATTACAGGAGTACAAACAAAAGGTACTGTAGTAATGACAGTTCACGGATTTATTGAAGATGACAAAAAAGCAATTGACCTATATAAGAAAGATCATTCAAAAGAATGGTTGCAAATTTTAGGAACAACTGACTTTGATGTTATTGAAGAAAGCGAAATGGAAGAAAACATTAAAGATATAACAGAAACAAATGTCGAAGAGTAAATATGAACAATTACTCTCCAACGTACAACCAGACATTCGCAAAGAACTAAATTCAATATTGATCGTAGACGGCCTTAATACATTTTTAAGGTCGTTTACAATGATCAATCATATAAATCCTGATGGGCATCATATTGGTGGCTTAACAGGATTTTTAAAATCATTAGGATACACTATTCGTATGTGCGATCCTACTAAAGTAGTTATTGTATTTGATGGTGTTGGAGGTTCAAACGCAAGGCGAAACTTATTCCCTGATTATAAAGCCAATCGAAATACTAATCGTATGACTAATTACTCTATCTTTCAGTCTAAAACTGAAGAACAGGAGAGTATTAATAATCAGATGGAGCGTTTGATTCAATATTTAAAATGTTTACCTGTTATAATTATTAGTATTGATGGATTAGAGGCAGATGATATTATTGGTTATTTAATTAGTAAATTTGAAAAACATAGTGAAACCTCTAAGGTAACAATTATGTCTGCTGATAAAGATTTTCTTCAATTAGTATCTCCTAAAGTATCACTTTACTCACCTACTAAAAAGAAAATATATGTTCCAAAAGATGTACTTGAGGAGTATGGGGTGAGTAGTATTAATTTTATAAATTATAAAATATTATTAGGTGATGCATCTGATAATATTCCTGGAGTTACTGGTTTAGGACCTAAAAAATTAACCAAATTATTCCCAGAGCTAACATTACCAAATCATGTTACTTTAGACAGTATAATTGAAAAATCAGCAAAGTTAATTGCTGAAAATAAATTATATCTATCTGTTGTAGAGAGAAACCATCAACTAATGATAAATCAACAATTAATGTCTTTAAATGGTAATTTTTTATCACCAGATAATAAACAATTAGTTAAAGAAGCATTTAATAATTCATATAGTTTAAATTTACCAATCTTTATTCAATTATATCATAATGATAAGTTAGGTGAAAGTATTCCTAATGTATCCTCTTGGTTAACTCAATTATTTGGTTATTTAAACTCTTTTAAATAAATTTAGGTTATGACGACTTTACAAAAACTATCAACATACGGACCCATTTTCCAAGTTAAGGTATTAGGTGCATTATTAACACAAAGACAATTCCTAATCAATATTATTGATTCACTTGATGCAGAATACTTTGAATCATCAGCACATAAATGGGTTGTAGAGTACGTTCAAAAATATTTTGGAGAATATCATACAACACCTACAGTAGAAACAATGTCTATTGAGGTTAAAAAAATTGAAAACGAAGTATTAAAAATATCAATTGTTGAGGCGCTTAAAGAAGCATATAAAATGTCAGATCAATCTGATCTAGAATGGGTTGAAGCTGAATTTAGTAATTTTTGTCGCAACCAACAAGTTAAAAAAGCAATTTTAAATTCAGTTCAGTTACTTGAAATGAATGATTTTGATAGTATTCTTCAGTTAATAGGTAAAGCAGTACGAGCAGGTGAGGATAAAACAGTAGGTCTAGATTATAATTTAGATATTGAAGCTAGATATCGTGAAGATGATCGTAGCTGTATTCCGTTTCCTTGGCCTACATTTAACGAATTAACACAAGGTGGTTATGGCAAAGGTGATTTAGTACTTATATTTGGTAACCCAGGTGGTGGTAAATCATGGACCGTAGCATCAATGGGTGCTTATGCTGCAGCATTAGGATATAATGTAGTACACTATACACTAGAATTAGGTGAAGGATATATTGGTAAACGTTATGATGCTATATTCTCTGGTATTAAGGTAGATAAATTACATTTACACCGTAAAGAAGTAGATGTAATAGTAGGTAAAATAAAAGGTAAAGTAATTATTAAAGAATATCCACCTAAAAGAGCATCATTTGATACTATAGAAGCACATTTACAGCAGCTTGAGCATCAAAACGACTTTAAACCAGATTTAATTATCATTGATTATCTAGATTACATGCGTACTAAAGGTAGAAAAGAACGTAAAGATGAAATTGATGATGTTTATGTTGCTGCTAAAGCATTTGGTAAAGAAAAAGGTATACCTATCGTATCACCATCACAAGCAAACAGAACAGCAGCTAAATCTGATATTATCGAAGGTGATAATGCAGCTGGATCATATGATAAAATTATGATTGGGGATATAATTGTATCCTTAGCTCGTAAACGTAAAGATAAAATTGAGGGTACAGGACGCTTCCATATTATGAAAAATAGATATGGGGCTGACGGAATGACCTTTAAAGCTAAAATAAACACATCAAACGGATTTATCGAAGTTGATAATAATCCACTTGATGATGATGATATAGAAACTAATACTACTAATAAGAAACCAGTAAATGACTTTTCAAACGTTGATGTAGAAGAAAGACAACTTCTTCAACAGAAATTTTTTAAACTTGAAAATTAAGCGTAGTATATACTGTATTTATAAACATAACAAATAATATCTTATGTTAACCATAAAACGTTTCACAGCTACATGGTGCGGTCCATGTAAGCAGTTAACTCCTGTATTTAAAGAGCTTAAAAATGAAATTACAGAAGTTACATTTGAAACAATAGATGTAGACCAAAATAGAGAGGCTGCTATTGAGCAAGGCATAGTTTCAATACCTACTGTTATACTTGAACAAAATGGAGAACAAGTTTATCGTTTTAGTGGAGTATTGCCAAAGTCAGTTATAGCAGGGATTATTAAAAAATATTTATA